GCCCCGCCACATTTACCCGGCGAATGAATAAGCTGAAAAAAGATCCATTATATCAAAAAGAAATGGACGGCTATACAGAAGAATATTTGGACTACATTAAACAGATCATGCTGGCGTATGACATAAAACCATACATCGTAGCTGAGAAAAAAGTAGATTTCAGTCAATTCGTTCCGGAAGGCTTCGGTACTGCCGACTGCCTAATCATGACACCAGATGCCTTGCATGTTGTGGATTTTAAATACGGTAAAGGCGTACCGATAGACGCCAAAGACAACCCGCAGCTGAAGCTATACGCTCTGGGGGCTCTGTCCGAATACGGGCTGCTGTATCAGTTTAAAACAATTCACATTCACATCGTGCAGCCGCGGCTGAAAATCTTAGGAACAGATACATTCTCACGCGCTGCGCTCACGGAATGGGGTAATTCCGTAGTTAAACCAAAAGCAAAAGAGGCATTTGAGGGGCCAGGGGAATTTCATCCGGGCGAACACTGCCGTTTCTGCCGGGCAAGGGCTCAATGCAAAGCACGGTCCGAATATTACGCCGCTTTAACAGAAACTGCGAAAGCAAATGCCAATCCCGCGCTAATCACGATGGCGGAGCTGGGGGAATACCTCAAGAAAGCCGGGGCGCTCAAAAAATGGGCGGAAGATCTGCAGGCATACGCGCTCTCCAGCTGCCTTTCTGGTAAAACAGTACCGGGCTGGAAAGCCGTAGAAGGCCGCGGCAGCCGTGTATTCACGAGTACCGATGATGCGTTTAAAGTCCTCACGGACAACGGAATTGATGAATCACTACTGTACAGTCGCGTACCGGCCACGCTGGCACAGACGGAGAAAATCGTAGGTAAAAAAGTATTTGAAACCCTACTTAGTAAATACGTAATTAAAAACCCCGGAAAGCCGACACTGGCACCGGAATCAGACAAACGAAAAGCAATCAGCAATGTAGTATCAGCAAAAGATGTATTTAAACCTGTAGGAGGTAATTAATCATGGAAAACACAAACATCGTATTAAGAAATGTCAGACTCAGCTATGTACACATTTTAAAAGCCTATGCACGGATACCCGGCGCCGAGGCGAAGTACCAAACGACAATTCTCGTACCGAAAACGGACATTGCGGCAAAGGCGGAAATTGACCGTGCTATCGAAGCCGCTAAAGCAAACGGAATTACCGGTAAATGGAACGGCGTAGCCCCGGTTATCGTCGCCACCCCAGTACATGACGGAGATGGACTTACCCAAAATGGCGCCGAATACGGCCCTGAATGTAAAGGCCATTGGGTATTCACTGCGTCAAGTGCTGCCGATAAGCCCGTAGAGGTAGTAGACGCCAATTTAAATCCGATTATTTCACCGATACAGATCTACAGTGGTATCTACGCTAATATCTCCGTTAATTTCTTCCCGTATAACTTTCAAGGTAAAAAAGGCATCGGCTGTGGGCTCGGCCCCGTGCAGAAAGTTGCCGACGGCGAACCTTTAGGCGGACAGGCGCCGACTGCTAAATCCGTATTTACCGCTGCGCAGCCTTCTGCCGTGCAGAAAGTGAATCCATTAACCGGGCAGCCGATGTAAATAGTGGAGGCCCTTAACCGGGCCTCTTTCATTATTATCTGAAAGGCTCATTATGAAACACCTCAGTATAGACATTGAAACTTTTTCAGACGTAGATATTAAAAAATCCGGTCTGTTTAAATACTGCGAGTCCCCCGTCTTTGAATTATTGCTTTTTGCATATGCCTACGACTTCGGAGATGTCCATGTCGTGGATCTGGCACAAGGAGAGAAAATCCCAGATTCTGTTATATCTGATCTGAATAATCCCGAGGTTATCAAGCACGCCTATAACGCGTCCTTTGAAATCACAGGGCTCAACCGCTGCGGATATGCTACTTCCCCGGAGCAGTGGCGCTGTACAATGCTTCACGGGTTATATCTTGGCTATCCCGCAGGGTTGGCTTTCTTAGGTGCAGCGCTGGGCATCCCTGAGGACAAACGGAAATTATCCACCGGCAAAGCACTTATCCGATATTTCTGTGTACCCTGTAAACCGACAAAACGAAACGGAGAACGAACCCGCAACCTACCGAAACACGATATAGATAAGTGGAACGTATTCAAAGAATACAACGTACAGGATGTAGTTACCGAAATGGAAGATTACCGGCGGCTATCCACTTATCCAGTCCCTGATTGGGTACAGAATGACTGGGTCATCGACTACAAGCTGAACCGGCGGGGCATTCAGCTTGACATGGATCTAGTTCGAGGAGCTCTGGCCATCGACGATCAACATAAAACAGAACTCATGGAAAAAGCCATACAAATAACCGGACTTACCAATCCGAACAGTCGCAATCAGCTACTCACGTGGATTAACGATAACTCCGACCTGAAATTAGAAAAACTCACGAAAGAAACCGTAGCCGAAAGCCTGCAGATCGCCGAAGATCAAGTGGCCGAAGTACTGCATATCCGACGGGCTTTAGCAAAAAGCAGTATTTCTAAATATGAATCTATGAAGAATGCAGTATGCGCTGACGGACGTATCCGCGGGGTACTGCAGTTCTACGGCGCCAACCGAACGGGGCGCTGGGCAGGGCGGCTGGTACAAGTGCAGAATTTACCGCATGACGTGCCCGCGGCTATGGATACGGCCATCAGATTAGTTAAAAACGGAAACGCCCGTGGTGTCAAGCTCATGTACGGACATATATCAACTACTTTATCTCATTTGATCCGTGCAGCTTTCGTCGCTCCGGAGGGGAGCTTACTCTGTGTATCGGACTTCTCAGCCATCGAGGCGCGCGTGCTGTCGTGGCTGGCAGATGAAAAATGGCGGCAGGATGTTTTCGCAAAAGGCGGAGATATCTATTGCGCTTCCGCGTCCAGTATGTTCGGAGTGCCTGTCGAAAAACACGGCGTTAACGGACATCTGAGGCAAAAAGGCAAAGTAGCAGAGCTGGCGTTGGGATATCAAGGTGGGCCTTCAGCTCTTATTACAATGGGCGCGCTGAAGCAGGGGCTTACTGAAGAAGAGCTGCCAGATATTGTTCACCGATGGCGCGGAGCTAATCCGCGCATCTGCGGGCTCTGGTATGACGTAGACGGTGCGGCACTTTCTGTCATGTCCGACGCCTGCCCTGTAGGTCTTCCGCACGGGATACTTATTTCGCGAGAATGTAATCTCCTATACGGGTATGACTACTTGACGATACAGCTGCCAAGCGGACGGAAATTATACTATCCGCAGCCGTATATCAACGAAAATCAATTTGGGAAGCCCGCGTTGCATTATCGTGTACAGGCAGGAATCAAGTGGAGCCACACGTCAACCTACGGCGGTAAGCTAGTAGAGAACATCACACAAGCAATCGCGAGGGACTGTTTAGCTCTAGCGATTAACCGGCTCGTAAAAGCCGGATATAAACCGCTCATGCATATACACGATGAAGTGGTACTCGAAGTACCGAAAGATAAGATCCATGAAGATGAAATAGATAGGATTAACCAAATTATGTGTGCACCGATACCGTGGGCGCCGGGGCTGCTGCTTAACGCTGACGGCTTCATAAGCCCGTACTATACAAAAGACTGAAAGGGGGGGGGAGTACTTGAATTACGACAGAAAACTGACTATCAGCATCGGAAACAGCCGCATGTCTAAACAATGGACAGCGGCAGAGTGCATGTGGTCGGAATTTATCGAAAAGCTACGCACGCCGCAGCGAACAGCCGAGCTATACGAAGAATATCTCCGGATGGGCAAAGCACAGCAAGGGGCGCTGAAAGATATAGGTGGTTTTGTAGGGGGCGCATTAAAAGGACCGCAGCGTAAAGCATCGGCAATTACCGGTCGTGATCTGGTTACATTAGATCTGGACAACATCGCAACCGGAGAAACGGATAACGTTATCCGCCGGGTAAACAGCTTAGGAATCGGATATGCCATTTATTCTACACGGTCTCATGCGCCTTACCGTCCACGACTCCGGGTAATTATACCACTGGATAGGACAGTAACCGCTGATGAGTATGAACCTATCGCACGGAAACTGGCCAGCTTGATCGGAATAGAACTTTGCGATCCGACGACCTTTGAAGCATCACGGCTTATGTACTGGCCCGGATGCAGCAAGGACAGCGAATACGTATTTGATTATGCTGACGCGCCATTTGTCAGTTCTGATGGGATTTTAGGGCAGTATGAAGATTGGCATGATGTACGGACATGGCCACAGGTACCGGGGAAAGAACTAAAAGCAAAGATACTACTATCTAAGCAGGCAGACCCGACGAAAAAACAAGGTATCGTCGGCTCATTTTGCCGTACGTACGATATCCGCGGCGCCATACAAGCCTATATTCCCAACGCGTATACAGAAACCGATCATGCTGACAGGCTGACATACACCGGCGGAACAACCGTAGCCGGGGCGGTGTTGTATGACGATGATAAATTCTTGTACAGCCACCATGCAACTGATCCTTGCAGCGGGCAGCTGGTTAACGCTTTTGATCTTATCCGAATACATAAGTTCGGCAGCAATGACGATAATGTCAAAGAGAATACGCCAATTAGTCAAATCCCGTCATATCGGGCGATGAAAAAACTGGCCATGCAAGACAGCGCAGTCATGACAGATCTCAACATGACTGCTGCGGTTCATGCGTCGGATGTGTTTTCTTCAGACGCAGGTAGGCGTGACCAAAAGCCGTCCGACAGTGTCAACTGGATGCAGGAAGCGAAACTGGCGTATGACGACAACACCGGACGCCCGAAAAAAACGATGGATAATATTATCCGAATTTTAAACCACGACCCGGAACTGGCAGGGAAAATCGCCATCGATGAGTTCTCTACCCGGGGGCTGGCGCTGGACAGCTTGCCGTGGAATACCAGCGACCTGAAACGTCAGTGGACAGACACGGACGACGCGGGGATCGCATGGTACTTGGAAGATAGATATGGTATTACAGGACGCGACAAAATCAGCGGGGCCCTTATGCTCGTATCAGAGCAGCAACGGTTTAACGATGTCAAGGATTATCTTCTTAGCGTGTCCTGGGATGGTGCTTATCGACTTGATACGGCCTTCCATGACTACTTAGGCAGTAAAGATACTCCGTACACCCGCGGGGCGGCCAGAAAGTCCTTTACGGCAGCTGTAGCCCGTGTCATGACGCCCGGGTGTAAGTATGACTACGTTCCGGTATTTATCGGGCCACAAGGGATAGGGAAAACCACGTTTTTGAGGACAATCGGAAAAGGCTGGCACAGCGACAGCCTGCAGAGTTTTCACGGGAAAGAAGCAGCGGAGCTTATACAAGGTATATGGATCAATGAAATCGGAGAAATGACAGGATACAGCAAATCTGGAGATAACGAAATCAAGCAGTTTCTTTCCCGCTGTGATGACGTATACCGGCAGCCCTACGGCCGGCACACAGGAAGATACCCCCGAAAAGGTGTATTTTTCGGTACATGTAACGACCATGATTTTCTGAAAGATCCTACTGGGAGCCGTCGATTCTGGCCGATTGACGTAGGCGTCGAACCGGTAACGAAAAGCATATGGCAGGACCTACCAGATGAAGTAGACCAGCTATGGGCAGAAGCCGTGATGCGGTGGAAACAGCATGAACCGATATACTTTGAAGATCCAGCTATAGAAGCAATGGCTAAACAGGAACAAGACAGACACCGCGAAGACAGCGCAAAAGACGGACTGATTCAGGACTTTCTAGACAGGTTAATTCCGATAGAATATGATTCCATGTCGCTGGCAGCCCGGAGGATGTACTGGTCCGGCAACGCCACGGGGATCACTGGCACAAAGCTGCGAGATAAGACTTGCGCACTGGAGATCTGGTGCGAGTGCCTCGGCGGCGAGCCCCGCAGCATGAAACGGGCAGACGCCCGGGAAATCAATCAAGTATTATGCCAACTTCCGGAATGGAAGAGAAATGTATCCCGGAGGCGGTATGGATATTGTGGAACACAGCGAGGCTTTGAAAGAATAACTATTCATGATAAGGGATAAATATTCTTAATAAACTGTTAATGTACTGTTAATGTACTGTGAACATTCAATGTGCACATTCAGGATCTTGTTGAGAATAAAACACGGTCTAATTGAGAACTAAAGAGGATTTTAAGAAATCCCAAAGAGGATTTTAACCATTAGGCTATACCTAAAACGTGAACATTAAAAAAGTTTGTTCACGCCTAAAGTTCACGGCAGTTAAACGACTATATCTATCTAAACTAACTAACGTGAACAACGTGAACATAGTTATGAAGAGTTTAGAAAAACAAGGAGTATTGAACAAAGTGTACGGTAATTGTGCCTTACGCGCCAGAAATAAAAATAAAATGTTGGCCCCTGCGCGCGTGCGAGTAAAAGTTTTATATACATATATAGGCGAACACAAAAAGTATTTTCATGCAAGGAGGGTAAATCATGCAAGTAGTTAAACACTCGGAAAGAGATGCCGAAAAGTTATTGGTCAGTAAAATTAAAAAGTTGGGTGGCAGGGCCTATAAATTTACGTCACCAGGTAGTGCAGGAGTGCCTGACAGAATTATTATTCTTCCCGGCGGACGTGTAGAGTTTGTAGAGATGAAATCTGAATCAGGGATGCTTAGCGTTCTGCAGAAGATATGCATATCTCACTTGCGGGCATTGGGGTGCCATGTTGAAGTGCTATACGGAGTGAAAGACGTAGACACTTATGTAACTCGCGTGAAGAAAATGATAAAAAACGGAGGCGCAGTATGAATTTTGTACCACATCAGTACCAGCAGTATTGCGTGAATCGGATTGTGCAAGATCCAGCTGTCGGGCTATTTCTTGATATGGGTCTTGGAAAAACGATTATCACGTTGTCCGCGATTAACGAATTAAAGTACGGGCGGTTTCAGGTAAAGAAGGTATTGATTATAGCCCCGAAAAAGGTGGCCGAGGCAACGTGGCAGCGCGAGGCGGCAAAATGGGACAACGTAAGCCATTTAAGGATTTCCACTGTACTCGGCAGCGCATCTAAACGTATTCGGGCATTACATACGCCGGCGGATGTTTATATTATTAATCGGGAAAATGTGGTGTGGCTGGTGGATTACTATAAAAACGACTGGCCTTTTGACATGGTGGTAGCCGATGAAATGAGTAGCTTCAAAAACCATCGTGCAAAGCGATTTAAGGCCTTAGCGGCTATCAGGAGTCATATTACTCGTTTGGTGGGCTTGACAGGCACTCCTAGCCCGAATGGGTTATCAGATTTATGGAGTCAGGTGTATCTTTTGGATCAAGGTGAACGATTGGGTAAATATTTTACGCATTTCCGGGAACGATACTTTGAGCCCGGGCGGCGGTGTCGCGAAGTGGTGTACTCATACGATCCGAAAGAAGGAGCCGAAAAGGCAATTATGGATGCCATTTCCGATATCTGTGTGTCGATGAAGTCAGAAGATTATCTAGAGTTGCCGGAAATTGTTTATCACGATGTTCCGGTAGCCCTTAGCGCCAAAGCACAAAGAGATTATAACGAGCTGGAGAAAAAAATGGTTTTAGATTTAGGCGACGACCACGTACTTGATGTTACCAGCGCAGCGGCTCTGTCCAACAAACTGCAGCAGCTGGCTAATGGAGCTGTGTACACAGACGACGGCGGGTGGCAGGAAATCCACCGCGATAAGATAGAGGCCTTTATGGAGTTGATAGAACAGCTTAACGGGAAGCATGCGATCGTGTTTTATAACTTCCGGCATGACTTAGATCGTCTAAGAGCCGCATTGCAGAAAACCAATTTACGCGTACGTCAATTACAGACGTCAGCGGATGAGTTGGATTGGAACACGGGTAAGGTGGATATCCTGTTAGCCCACCCCGCTAGTACGGCTTACGGTTTAAATCTTCAGGACGGCGGAAACCATGTTGTTTGGTTTGGATTGAACTGGTCTCTGGAATTATATCAGCAGGCTAATAAGCGGCTACATAGGCAAGGGCAAAAAAACAGAGTTATAGTTCATCAGTTGATTTGCGAGGGGACTCGAGACGAGGATTTGGCTAATGCTCTACAGCTGAAAGACGCGGCGCAGCAGTACGTAATGGATAGCTTGAAAGCCAGAGTAGATAAGTATAGGAGGCAACAATGACAGAGATTTTGATTTTCGTAATCGGCGCGTGGATTGGCGCTATCGTTGGTGTCGTAACGGTAGCATTGTGCGTAGCGGCAGGCAGGAGGAGAAATGACGGTTAAAGAGTTTTTGCGGTCAGTCCGAGAGCAAGATAGCCTTCTGCGTGCATACGAGCAGGAATTAGAAGATTTAAGGCGCAGAGCATATAACATCTCAAGTCCGAAGCTTGGCGACAAGATACAATCAAACCACTTGGCTACTCTTGATGAGATCGTCGATAAGCTTGATTCGCAGATCGAAAAGGTAAATGCTGCGTGGGATGAACTGATTGACAAAAGAGATCAGGCTAAAGCACTGATCGACAAGGTAGATGACGAGAGCATCCGTTGTGTACTGTATCGGTATTACATATTAGGGCAAACGTGGGAGCTGATAGCCGTGGATATGGGATATGCTATACGGCACGTGTATAGGTTGCATGGGACAGGATTACTATTTTTAGAAAAGATGTCACTAAATGTCATTAAATGTCACTATGAAGTGTGATATTATGGTAGAGGGAAATTTAAGGATGAACCTCCTTTCCGCAAAAAGAACATGTCACTCCCCGGCATGTTCTTTTTGTTTACCTTTCCGGCGTTTCAATAGGTGAACAATGGGGGGGGTATGTTTCGGAATTTCACGGCTCGGGACCGCAATTCGGCGGGTCCTTTTTAATTTTTCTCAACAGGTGCATTTTAATAGACAGGTGTACAGTAAATGACAAATACAGCAAGAAACAGGGCGATTAAAAAACTGAATAATTACATCTGGACATTGCAGCATAGGTGCGACACGATCAACAAAGTTAATGAAAATCTTATTATGCAATATTGCAGGTTTACCGTTTTAGCTGAGGAAGTGTCTCAAGAATTAACAGTTAACTTAGACAAAATGGATGCGGCTAATATAGAGGCGCATCTGCGGCGGTATGAACAATTTAACAAGACAGCATTGGGGATTTATAAAGCGTTGAAGTTCGACAAAATAAAAGATGAAGAGGCCGATAACGGGAATCCATTTACGCGCATGTTGACCGAATCACAAAAAGATGGCGATTTTTAAACGTTGCAATACGTGTCATCAGCTTTACGACGGGTACAGATGCCCCGCATGTACCCGTAAATTTGCTAAAAAATATCAAACTGAGAACACTGCAAAAAAAATATATGCGTCCCGTTTGTGGCAGAAATGCCGCAAAAACGTGCGTATAAAATACATGGATTATGATATATGGCTGCTTGGAATCGGCGTTTTACAGCAGTTAAATAATCCGATTATACATCACATAAAAGAACGAGATGAAAGACCCGATTTGCTATTTGCTTTAGACAATTTGATTACTGTGTCTGAGAAGAGCCACGGGGAAATACACGCGCTGTATAGAGCTGGCGGGGTGAAAAAAGAATATGCGCTACAAAGGATAGCAAGCGGTATAACGGAATTTGAAAAGAGGTTTGGCGATGGTTGAAGATGAAATTAAGCTGCTGAAAGTACCGGCAGAACTTAACGAATTTATCGGAGACTATTACAAGGCTCTGGTAAAACGAGCCGATAACGAGCTGGTAGGGGAGTCAGAATATCGGTGCTTTAAACGGTTTCTGGATCTGTACAATTCGGGAAAATACAAATTCGCCTTTAACGCAATGCGCAGGATGTTCCAGTTTATAAATTTACTGATTTATGTAGATGAGGATGGCAAAGCTAAGCGATTGAATCTGTATCCAGTACAGAAGTTTATTATGTGTGGAATTTTCGGGCTGAGATATCCCGATGGCCGGTATTTGGTTAATACAGCGAAGCTGTATATAGCGCGCCGTAACGGGAAAAGCTTTCTATTGTCTGCAGTACTGCATTATCTAATGGGAATGAGCAAATTTAGGAATGAACTGATTGTACTCGCGTCATGCAAAGGGCAGAATGCGACTATCTGTTTTAAAGAATTTTGTAAATTTATTGATAATGATCGTCGTTTGAAAGAGGTTTTTGACAATGTAAACAAAACGGCATGTTGGGCAAAGCATAAGAATACCGGAAACTATTTAGAAATGTTCCGGACAGGCGGAAGCGCGAAGAACTCATTAGACGGTTACACGAACAAAGTAGCTGTTATCGATGAAGAAATGCTCTGCGATGAAATCATCACTAAAACAATTCAAGACGGGCAGGCGCATTTTAAAGACGCATTACTTGTCGCGATGTCCACAGCACAGTTTGAAATCGGCGGAGACAATCATAAAAGTTGGTTGACTTTGAGAAAGATGTTGTACGAAGATCTTTTGCCGGATAATGTTTTCTTGTTTTTAGCAGAGCCCGACGCGGCGGATATTCAGGGTAAAGACTATGCGAATATCAAGTTGTGGGGCAAAGCGAATCCGGTACTGCTGTTTGAACAAGACGGATTTACCGTTAAAGACCATATCCGGAAAAAATATCTGCAGAAAGCGAAAGAAGCGGTAGCTAAGAAAGGATTTACGCTGCAGTCGTTTGTGACGAAACAGTGTAACACCTGGTACTCGGCAGAAGATAAACAGGTTTGTACATACGACCAATTGATAGCTTGCGGAACAGATACTACTTTTGAAGACCTGATACGGGCAGGATATAAAGACTGGTACTTAGGAATTGACGCATCGCAAACTGTAGATTTAACGTCGGTAGATTGGCTGACGTATTACGGTGTAGATCAAACAGGGGCGATGGTAGAGAAGGATGCCCCCGTGGCCGGATATAGATTGTTTATACACAGTGTGTCATGGATGCCGGAAAAGAAATTGCAAGATCACGTAACGTCGGATAAGTTTTGTTATCGAGACTACCTTGATACAGAACTTTTTTTATGTTCCGGCGCAGGCGGCGAGAACATCGATACGGTACAGGTTTTTGAATACGTAGACAAAATAAGAACGGATCACGATTTACATTACGTAACGATAGCAGCGGATCCGTATAATATCGCAGGGATACAAGACCGCTTGTCGGAGATCTGTGATACGTTCATACTACAAAACCAGAGCCCGAAAGCGTTAAGTCAGTACATCGAGGCGTTGTCGCAGCACTTTAAAGACGGGGTTATTGCGTATGCTAAGGGGCGAGAAGATATATTTTTAAAAGCCGTTACGAACTCTTTATTAGTGAGGAACAGTACCGGATTTTATTCTATCGAAAAAATCACTCTTCGCGCGGACAGCAATATTCGAATAGATCCGCTAGACGCGGCGCTGACTGGATTTATTGCGTGCTATATTGATTTTAACCGGCGTACTCCGTCCGGTGACGAGCTGGTAGATGATTGGTTCGACATGATGAAAGGCAGGTGAGTACATGATTACAACGGAAGAACTAAAAGACTATCTACATATCCCGTACAACGACGATGACGCTTTTATTCGACGGATTATTGATACAGGTTACGGTTATTTGGAAGATGCAATTGACAATTACAAAGCGCTGTACAAAGCGAATGAGCGGTTTCGGAACAAAGCCGACTTGTGGGTGATAACTCAATGGGGCCCACACATGTACGACCAACGGGAAGGCATGTCAAGCATTGCAGATGCCGGTCTGAACTACGGAGCACGGGCGATGCTTACACAATTACAATTTTATCGACTGGAGGAAAAATGATATGGATTTGAAAATTAATGGGGCTATTGAAGCCACGGCAGATGTGGTCAAAGCATTAAATGAGGCTACGGAAGACGTTACGCTGGTGATTAACTCTCCCGGAGGCAGCGTACTTGAAGGGCTGCAGGTGGTTAACGCGATCAGGAATTGCAAACAGAAAGTAACGGCTAAAGTGGAAGTTATGGCGTGTTCGATGGGCGGGGTTGTTGCGCTGGCTTGCCATCGGTTGATTATGCATAAAGACGATCTGCTCATGCTGCACAATTGCATGTCTTATGCGGAAGGCAATAAAGAAGAAATAGCGAATGCAATTGAATCTATGAAAGCTATCGATGCCGTTTTGCATAGTATCGTGATGGAGCACGCTAAAGATAAAACGTTGGACGCCAGGATTGATAACGGCGAAGTGTGGCTTACCGGAGAACAGGCGGCAGCGATGTTTGACCATGTGACTATTGAAGAGGCTGCTAAAAAGCCCGATATGGTAGCCGTAGCGGGTTTTGCGGGGGTAATACACAAATTACGGGATCTTGAAGCTGAAAAAAGAGAAGCCGAACGCAAAGCAAATTACAAAGTTCCCGAAGACTTGCAGGCTCTGCTTGACTCGGCAGATAAACTGGAGTAACAGCCATGCTGGATAAATTTAAAGCTTTTTTCCGTGGCGGTGTATACGAAAACACGAAAAAGAATTTCTATCCTATCGGTATAGGCCAACGCGTTGCGGTCGCGGCTGGTGGGGATACTATTTTCGCTACATGCATTGAGATTCTTGCTAAAAACATTGGGCAGATCCAGTGGGGTCTATACGACCCGGGCGGGAATACTCCTGCAGTTTTCAACCCGCGTTACGAACGGGCGCTTAACGTAGAGCCGTACAACGGCATAAACGCCTATGAGTTTTGGCGTTGGATAGAAGTACAGCGGAATGCTTATGGAAACGCCTATGCGTACATTCAGTGCGGTAAATCGGGTGTAATAGAAAAGTTAATTCCGTTGGACGCGGCAAGTATTAAAGTGTATTGGGATAACGCGGACATACTGCAAGGACAGCGGAAGATGGTATATGAGTACTATGATACACAATCCGGGCGCCGCTTTACTATTTTACCTGAAGAAATTTTGCATTTTAAAGCTTTTAGTATTAACGGACTTGTTGGTCGAAGAGCTATTGATGTGCTGATGAATGCGCTAAAAGGGTCGGCGGAATCGGAAAGCGCAATGCGCAGTGCCGTGATAAACGGTTTTTCCGGGACAATTGTGTTGTCATATACATCTGATTTGAGCGCGTCAAAGCAGAAAGAACTGCAAAATCAAGTTCGAGAGCTTCTGTCGGACAGCAATAATACGATATTGCCGTTGCCAGCGGGAATGACAGCGACGAATATTGCGAATGCGATTAAAGATTACTATGAATCGTTGCAGCAGACTTCCGCACAAAAGATTTCGTCATTCTTCGGCATACCGCTTGCAATGCTTAATGTGGGTGGCGGCGCTGGGATGGCTACGTTTTCAACTAATCAAATGGCGCAGTTCTTTAATCAAACGATGATCCCGATTATTACACAGTACGCGGCAGAGTTTCGGCTCAAGCTGCTTGATAGGGCAGACCAAACGAAAGGATATCGATTCCTTAGTGCTGGTGATGTCTTTGATACATTGGACGCTCAGAGTAAAGCAAGCGTTCTAGCGGCTTACACTGGAGCAGGAATATTGACACCTAATGAGGCCAGACGGTCTCTGAGATATCCGGCGGTAGACGCACCCGGAGCAGATATGCTCACGCAGCGCGGCGGGACAGGGGCTTTAGGAGACAGCGGCGGTGACGAAGGTGGAAATCCCAGAAGAAAGGAGGGAGGGTAATGATTTTTGATAATTTCGAAAGCATAGAAATCAGCGGAAAGACATATCACTTAAAGCTGACTAATAAAGGCGTTTACGAAGCTGAGACAAAGTTAAGGCATGAGTCATTGATGAGATTTTTACAGTCAGTCAAAGAGCAGGCAGCTCCGCTGCATGACGTGTTTGTGCTGTTTACACAGGCGCTTATTGACGGCAATGACGGCATGACACGCGAAGATGCGGAGAGCTTGTATTATGAAGCAATACCGCAGTATTCACCCGCATTGCTGATGGCTTACGCATTATCAGCACTGATTAAATCAGGCACGGTAGCTGATCCAAAAAAAGTCGAGGCGGCATTGCCGAAGCCGGAACAGATGAGAGAGCTGATGAAAAAAGCAGGCAAAGCGTAAGACCGGCGGGATACCGAACGTTTCGGGATATGCTGGAAGTGCTCGAGGTTATTGCACTCGGTGAGCTCAATCTGACTCCAGAGCAATTCGGAAAGTATACTGTTTCGGAAATCGACGCGCTGTTCGACGGGTATTTGCGACGCTATGACGCGCTGGAGGATTTAATGATCATTAACTGCGCGTTACCGACATACAGAGGCGCCTACGGTCGAAAAGCGCCGACATATAAGAAATTGACGAAACATCGGCGGAAGCGAAACGGGCCCGTCCCGAAAATGGATGAGAAAGAAGAAGCTTACTGGCGCAGTATTTTATAAGAAAGAGGTGGTTAAATGCTGAAAAGCATAGAGATGAAGCGCGATATTGACGCACTGAAAGATGAAATTAAGGCTTTTATCGAAAAGAAAGAAGCCGTACCTGCAGAAAAGCAGAAAGAATTGGAAGATAAGATTAATGCCTATGGAGAGCAAAAAAAATTGGAAGCCGAAGCAAAAAAGAAAAGTTATTCAAAAGGAGAAGACAAAATGGACAAAAAAAGGTTTAACGCAGCACTTAAAAATTTCTTGCTGGGGCGCGAGGTGACCGATACCGAATACGCGACCTATTTTGAAGATAAAGCGGCAGGCCAGAATGGCGCGGTTGCCGCCGATGGGGGCGTCCTTGTTCCCGAGGAGCTGCTGTCCCTGCGGGAAAACAACGGGGTCGGTGTAGATCTTCGTGCTATCGCGACAGCTATCCCGGTAACAACTCGTGCGGGAACAGTACCGTGTATCGATTATGAGCAGGATGTCGAATTGACTGATTTCGAAGAAAATACCGAGATTGCACAGAAGAAAGGCGTATTTACCAGCGTTAAGTATACGTTGGCATCTAAAGGCGCTATTATTCCGGTATCCCGCGAATTACTGATGGATGCTAACTCCGATGTATTAGCTATTATCGGAAAGCTCTTTAACCGTGTATACGGTACCACTGTAAATAAGGACATCTGTGCTAAAGTACTTGCCTCGGCGAAAGAAGTCAAAGTTGCCGCTATGAATACCGTAGTCACTGTCGATGCGATTAAAAAAGCTATAATTGAGCTCCCGCTGGATGCCGGATCTGGAGCTACAGTCGTCATGAATCAGGCTACGTGGGCAGGTCTTGCGCTTGCGAAGGATAAGCAGGATAGATACTTGCTTTCCCGCGACGCTAACAATGCGGCGGTAAAAGAGATCGAGGGTCGTCCGATTATTGTTGTAGAAGGAAGCAATCTTGCGGATAATACTATTCTTGTCGGCGATTTCTCCGCTCTGTATCATATTGCGTATCCGTCTCTCGAAGTCGCATCTTCTGAAGAAGCGGGATTTACTAAAAACTCCGTTCTGGTCCGCGCGGTGTGCCGCTTCACGGATATCTCTGTTTACGACAAAGCCTTTGTAAAGCTTACTAAGACGCCGTAAGGGGTGCTTTGTGTTTAAGCGAAACCCGGGCCGGTTTTGTCATCGGATTACGCTGCTTAAGCCGTCCGCACCGGTCCGTGACGAACTGGGCGGCTTAAGCGAAACTACGTACGTTCCGGCGGTTACGTTGTCTGCTATGTGCGAACAGCGTAACCAGAGCCGGCAGCAGATCGTAGGTGATTACGTCACTGTGGACACCCGGTATTTTGTTGTCCGGGATATCCGTGGCATGAATGCGGTAAAAGGGATGGATACGTCGTGGAGATTGTCATATAGGGATTTTATCTATCTCATTAATGACATACTGCTGCTTGACGAAAGTAGGCCATATTTCCTGCAGATTACGGCGACGGCTATTAATAGCGGAGGTGGTCTGATATGAAGTATAAATCTCCGTTTTATCCCGTAACAAAAGCGTTTTATGCGGTGACAAAAAACAGTCCGATAGGTTTGGACTGGTTCGACAGCGCAGTGCCGATTACCGAAATAGAAGACTATTTCAGAAAGCAAAAAGAGTTTGCTTATGGCATCTTAGGTGCCAGTGATGCCGACTGTACAGCTACGGCGCCTGATACGGCGTCGTGGAATATGTCACTGCAGCTGGAAATCTACAGTAACTACAAAGGCCGCAAAGTGATTGCAGAAAAGCTGGAAGCGCTGCTGAATTATCTAAGTGGCGACGCCGGCTGGAAGGCACTGCAAAAAGAGCTGTATGCAGACGGATACCAGCTTATCAGTATTAAAGTAGGCTCGCTGCGGACGAATCTACCGGTATACGGCGATACCGGCGTATGGCAGAACGGCGGCACTACTCTTATTTTTAGAATTGATCAAATAGCATGAGGTGAAAAATGGCTGTAACTATCGCAAAAGAAAAATACCCGGCATTTACCGGGGAAGTCGGGGTTTCCGGCAAACGAATTATCTTGTACATCAATTATGGTACGGGAGCGTCCGAAGCAAGCCCGAAATGGATTAAATTGGGCGGATTGACGTCGAATACGCACTCCGTGTCTGCAGAAGTCAAGACTGCGCAAACAAAGGATACCGGTTACTGGGCTGACGGCGTCGTGACTTCAAAGACTCACGAGCTGGACGCAGAAGTTGTTATGCGTCGAGACAACGAGGCACAGAAAGTCATCGAAGAGTTCTTGTACGATGACGCAATTACCGCCGAAAAAGGCGCTCTGCAGTTTGCTATCGTGGACTTGGATACTAAAGAATACATTGTCGGTAAGTACGTACCTACGTCTTGGGAAAAGACGGCAGACGGGGAAGACGTCGTGTCTTACTCACTGAAAGCGACAGGAGTCGGCGCTCCGGTCAAGAAAACAGGTTTTGTAGAGCCCACGGCTACACCAGGGCATTAATTTAAAAGGGGTAGAGCGGTTTGTTGAGTAAACCGCTCTATTATTTTTATCATGACGCTTGAAGAACTACAGGAAAAAATAGAAGATTATACCCGACGGGGCTTTATCGCGGATGTTGCTGCAGCGTGCAAGCACGCAAAGTATGCAACAACGGATTATATAAAAAGAACGTATCCGAAAACTGCTTTTTCCGGTAAAAATCTTATAACCGCGCCAGATGGTACGTCGGAGATTATTCCGAGCCACTATGCTGTCGAAGTTGATAACGTAACGGCTACCATTTATGCTAATTATTTCGCGCGGTGGTACAATACCGGGGCGCATGGCGGATACATCCGGGGAAGAGGCCCGAGGCAGGGCATGAAAGCTACCAAATATCCAGCTCGAGGGGATTATTTTGGTCGGAATAAAGCAGCCATAGAAACTTATTTTGCAAGTCAAGTAGATGCGTATTTAGAGACGCATATTAAATTATAAATTTGAAATCAACAGTGCCTTAACCGGCGCTTTTTAAATAAAAGGAAGTGCTTGAATGGCAGACGCGAAGATCGTTATAAAGACAGCTACTGACGACGACGGGCTGAAAAGATTAAAAGCGGCGTTCGCAGAAGGCTCGCAGAAAGCAGCAGAACTCAAACAGCAACTCAAAGATCTAAATAAGACGACTCGCAACGGCACAAAAGCGACGACTGAACAGAGGCAAGCATTAAAAGATCTCAGGATGGCGCTGCACAGTCAAAAAGAAGCGAACGCTGCATACTCGCGTGCTATTAAAGATACTACAAAAAGTATAGAAGCCGCCAGTCAGAAGTCGAAAGAGGCTGCGGGGGGATTTAAGCAATTACTTTCGTCGTTCCGCGGCGGGTCTACAGCGACTACAGCATTCTCTGTCGCGCTCGGCAACGCATTAGTTAGTGCGCTATCAGCGGTTGTCGATATAGCGAAAGACGCGGCCACGCATATAGTAAGTGTCGGCTTGGCTGCGCAGCAAACGACGGCGCAGCTGGGCGCTATAAAAAATAACATAAACAGCGGAAAAGAAACCTATCGTATATTTAACGATCTTGAACGTGAGCTGAACTATGATTCTGCGGCGGTACAAGAAATGGGCATACAGCTCCTCGCAATGGGCTATACGGCACAAGAGTCGGCGGATATGATCCGTCTATGTGCTGATGCGGCCGCGGGGCTCGGTAAGAAGCAAGAAGGCGCAGAAATGCTTGTTACTACACTTGCGCGCATTAAAGCTACCGGGGACGCCAGCAGCAGGCAGATCATAGCCCTGCAGATGGCAGGTATCAATCTGGATAACGTCTTCGGGTCGCTGGGTATGACCGGCGAAGAAGCAATGAAAGCATTGGATGACGGGACGCTGGATGCACAAGACGCTATTCAAGCATTAACCGACTACTTACACCAGTTCGATGGATCAATGGCTAAATCTAAGCAGAATATCATTGACCAATGGGGTGATGTCACCGGAAATATTAACGCGGCATGCGGCGAAATCGGGGCGGCTATACTCGATGCATTTCAGCAGTCTGGGATAGTGCAAGAGCTCATCGATATTACACAAGATCTGGTAGATTTTATTCGAGGGGACGGTCTTGGAGTCTTCACGCTTTTAGGCAATGTGGCCGGCGTTATTTTATGGGGGATTGACGCCGTATTGGCAGTAATAAAAACGTCGATAGAAGCCATTTATGTCATTATATTTAACTTAGCGATGGGATTTAGCGAAGTAGGCGCGGAGATCGTCGATTCATTACGGCCCGTCATAGATGTACTCAAAGAAATTTACAATTTCGCGGCCGAGGTATTGAGAATTTTAGGTAGGATCGCCAGTGCGGCAGCATCCGGTATCCATCGTCAGTATAAAATAGCTGCTGCGGGCGGCGTTAATAACGATGAGGAGGAAGCGGCACTAGCTAACGCGACACACGGTTTGGTACGTGAGTCGCAGAGGTTTAATTCTTCGGGCGGCTCTGCTAAAAGATCAGGGGGAGGGGGTGGCTCTCGCGGCGGCGGTGGATCGGCCGTAAAAAAGCTGTCTGAAGAAGAAAAAGCAGTGGAAGCATTAATTAAAAAGTATGCTGATGCAGATAAGCAAAAATGGGCATTGGCTAAATCGGCGGTAGAACTCGCGCAGGTTAGTGTCAAGATGATGGCTAAAGAAGAGCAGAAGACAGAAGGTCTGCAAGTAACGCTGCAGGGGCTCAAAAATGCGCATGATCAGTTAGTCGAGGGGTACACAAACGAGCTCAAGCTTGCGCAGAAAATTACCGACGCATCTACGCGCGACAAAACGATTAAAGCTATTAACGATCAGATAGACGCGGAAAACAGTTTATACGCGGCTAAAGTAAGAGCGGCGCAGTTCGATTTGGCGTTAAAAAATAACGAAGAGAATACAAAAAATCTGGTAGACAGAATACTCGGGGATCCTGACAGTACAAAATACAAAATAGATCAGCTCAAGAAGACACTGCAAGAAAACCTGAAAGATCTTGATACAGTCGTCTCTAATCCGGACGAAGCGGATGCTTTAACCGGAGTAGCTAAACTTTTACAGATGACCCCTGATGCACTGGCAGAAGAGCTAACAGCAAAAGGAGAGACGCTACAGTCGTTTGTCGATCAGTATAAAGCGGCTTTAGCAGAAGCGGCCGATGCTGAAATTCAGCAGCTGACCACCGCGCAGCAGTGGCACGATAAAATTGTTGGCTATATGAACGATGTCGGTAAAAGTATGGGCAGCGCTATGTCGGATTTTATTACCGGCGCAAAGTCGGGAAAAGAAGCGCTGGCTGATTTTGCCAAGAACATTATTAATACTGCGGTATCAATACTGACCGAATGGCTCGGCGTGTTTGCGATTTATTCTGCATTTCCTACGTGGGCAAGCGGTATGACACCTGCGGATATGGCCAATAAAACGGTGTTTGGCATTACAAAAAAGGCGGCAGGCGGATACATTACCGGCCCGGGTACTGGTACCAGTGACTCTATTCCAGCTATGCTGTCTAAAGGAGAGTACGTTATCCGCTCGGCTGCAGTAGACCGCATAGGCGTCGGGATGTTAAACGCTATTAACGCCGGCGCTACTCCGGAATTTTCGGATGGTGGCGGAGTAGATGATAATGCAGGCGGCGATGTAAATCTGTCTGTATCAGCTTTAGATGCTAAGTCTTTTATGGACTTTTTAAACCGCGGAGGACTCAAGCAAATCAAGCAGGCGCTGCATGAAAACAACCGAAATTTTGCGACAGATAGCGGGGTATGGTAAATGGCTTTGAAAAAGTTTCCGGACATACAAAAAGCGGCATGGAACTCCTCTAAAAAAGAGACTTGGAATACAACAGTGAAAAAAACAGGCTCCGGCCGAAGGCGGGCTATGACGAATCAGTTGTATCCGGACTGGACAATCAGTGTACAGTTTAAACGGTTGACCGATGAAGAGTCTCGTAAAATATTAGGCTTTTGCGCACTGCAGAAAGGGGCGCTTCTTCCGTTTCTTTGGTTAGATCCGAAGGATTATCAGGTAAAAGGCATACAACTCCCGATGATTTCCCCCGGTAAATATCAAGCAGTTATGCAAGTCGGGGAGTATGTAGAGCCCGCCGCGTATATTGAGAATGCCACTGTTTATCGCAACGACGCAAAAGTGCCGGCATCGGATTATACGATAACGGACGGGGTAATCGTTTTTAAAACAGCTCCGGCGGCCGGCGACATTATCAAAGCAGATTACATATACTGGTGGCAGGTTTGCTTTGACGACGACGGACTGGGAATTACAGAATTGTTTAGAAACTGGAACGAAACGGGAAGTATCAAGCTGAGGGTAGTACGATGAAGAAAGTAACGACTGACTTAGAAACGTATCTGAATACAGAGAAAAGTTTTACATCTTGCGATCTGTACGAATTGGCGCTGTCAAACGGAAATAAATACTACTATGCCAATACAGATCAGGACATTATATATAATGGAAGAACATATCAGCATAATGCGCTGCTTATCAAGCGCAGTCAGATAGATCTGCAGAGCGATGTTTCGGTAGATACATTAACAGTCACGATAAACGCGGATCCTGACGATAAGATAGAAAACAAGCCGCTGCTCAAGGTGGCACACGAAGGCGTTCTTGATGGGGCGATATTGTCTTTGCGGCGTTGTTTTTTCCGCGGGGCGTCGGTGTTAGGCACGATAGGACTTTTCGCAGGGAATGTCGAAGTTAAGCAGGCGGGGGGTGTCGACCTGCAGCTGTCTATAAAATCGAAAACACAAGGACTGAACATGAAATTTCCGATTCGGAAATACTATCCGCAGAAAGCGTATAGCACATCCGGAGAAGGCGTTATCGGCTCAACGGATATAGATAACGCGTCGGTCGTGGCACCGTATGTACCGTTGAAAGAGATACTCATATGACCGTCGGTGAGAGAATAGCTGCAGAAGCGCGGGCATGGCTCGGAACGCCGCACGTTAATATGGCAAAAGTAAAGGGCGTAGGCGTAGACTGTGGTATGCTGCTAATCGGTGTGCTCGAAGGCGCACAAATAATAAAACCGGATACAATTAGCGTCGCGCCATACTCTAATATGTGGCATTTATCGCATTCAGAAGAGTGGTTTCTGAGGTACGTACAAAAATATTGTGACGAAGTCACCGATCTACAAATTGGTGATTTTTTGTTGTACAAGTACGGTCGCTGCATATCTCATGCGGCAGTATATATTGGGCAGGACAGAGTTATTCATGCATTAATCAATCAAGGTGTGATAGTTACAGAGATGAGCGATGTTATGTTTTGTGACCACCGCGGACAGTCGCGACTTAAGTACATCTACAGGTGGAGAGAGGATACGGTATGAGTTTTTTCAGGGGGCCGAACATTGTTACTCGGGCTAATAAAATCTCAACGTTTACAGTTAATACCGCGGAATACGGTACTGCTGTTCCGGAAATCTATGGTACAACACGTATTGGCGGGAATATTATATATTACGATGATTTTACCGCGCACGAGCACAAAGAGACCCATAGGGCGGGTAAAGGCGGCGGGAAACAAACTAACATCACATATACCTATTCTGTAGCGACAATTATCGGGCTCTGCGAAGGTCAGATAGCAGGTGTCGGTAGAATTTGGAAAGATAAAGAAGTTTACAATTATCCATCTGAAGAAGTAGGGCTGTCACTTTTCGATGGCGCATCTACACAGGCGCCGTGGAGTTATGTAGCGCAGCACCATCCCAATAAATCACTTCCGTATAATGGTTTGGCGTACATGGCGGGAGTAATTGCTTTGGGCGACTCCGCAGCTATGCCGACATACAATTTTGAGATAAAAGGTAAGCTGCTTAGTACCGGAGACGGTGTCGACGTTAATCCCGCGGATTACATAAGAGCGCTGTTAGACAGAGTCGGATTGTCCGATGTCAATATTGAAAACCTCGACGAGTATCGGAAGTACTGCAGAGAGGCGGACTTGCTGATTTCTACGCCGGCAGATGCCGACGAAAGCGCTGTGCGTGACATCGTTAAAGAAATAACGGGGCTCACGAACGCGCATATTTTTTGGTCTAATGACCGGTATAAAATCGTCATAATCGAAGACCGCCCCGCGGGTAGCTGGACGCCGGATAAGACTGTACAGTATGACCTGACCGCTGATGACTTCATCCCGCAGTCTGACGGAGCGCTTGTCACATATCAGCGGAAAGACTCCGCGGATATCTATAATCGTTTTCCTGTTGAATTTAGTAACAGAGCTAACAGCTATGAAAAAGAATCTGTCGCTTATCAGTTTTCAGAAGATATCGCGAATCACGGACTCCGGCAAGCAAATACAATAAATGCCCGGTATATGTACACGAAAGAACGAGCCGTGAAAGTAGCCGAAATGGCCGCGCGCAAGAATAAGTACGGCAGAAACCAGTATACTTTTACTCTTGACTGGGCTTTCTGCAGAATAGAGCCGGGCGATTTAGTGCGCATATCCGATAAGTATAGCGGTATTGATAGACAAGTGGTCAGGGTGACTGCAGTTACCGAAGACGATAGCGGAATGCTTACAGTTACGGCGGTATCTGTGCCTCCGGGAAACTATTCTGCGGCTACGTATGATGTACACGATGTAGATCGTCCATTTATTGACTACAACAAAACAGCTCCGGACACCATTCCCGTTATTTTCCAACCGCCTGCAGATCTTACCGCAGACGGCTTAGAGCTGTGGATAGCGGCAAAAGGCAAAGCGGACGGCTGGGGCGGCTGTACTGTCTACGTGTCTGACGACAACACAAATTACCGTACTGCCGGGCAAATTGCAGGATCCGCACGGTGCGGTAAATTAATGCATCCGTTGTCACCGATGCCGAACCATCCGAGCGGCAATCAAGCAATAGTAACATGTAACGATCAGATTCTTAGCGGTACGCCACAGGACGCCGAACGCAAGAACACTCTGTGCTGGATTGACGGCGAATGTATGAGTTACATCAACGCTAATTTGCAGTCGAACGGCACGTGGCTGCTGTCGGGGTTATACCGCGGACAGTGTAATACAGCTGTCAGAACGCACGCTAAAAATACAGATTTTGTCCGTCTTGACAATTCTGTGTTTAAAGTACCGTTTGCGAAAGACGACGTCGGCAAAAAAATCTACATTAAATTCTGCTCATACAACATCTTCGGCGCAGGTCAGCAGGATCTGTCCGAAGTCAAAGCTTACGAGTACACATTAGCTCCGTACTACATCCCGCCCGTCACGAATATCACAGCATATAACCGATACAGGCAGCTTGCCGATGGCGTATCTCGCTATGATATCGTTGTCAGCTGGACGCCGCCGAAACTGCAGTCTTATCTGCAGGGCGATGTCTGGTACAAAATAAGCAACGGACAGGCAAAAGATCTTGTTATCAAAGAGGGCACCAAAGGCTCTGAACTCGGATTCGACGGTGAATGGACGTTTGGCGGTAGCGGAAAAGACCAGGTCGTTATACCGCAGGCTATCGTCGGCGACACCTACCTGATCGCTGTTTGTACGAAAGATGAGTGGGGTGAATCTACAAGTCCGGATACATCGCCGCAAATGAAAATACTCGTCGCGCTTAAAACTGAAATACCGAACACGCCCGACGGGTTCAATGTAGATTTTGGCACAGTGTGTACGGCAAACTGGAAAGAAGTCACGAATACAGATATTGCATTCTATGAGATCCGAACTGATCAATCGCCGGGCACGGAAACATCGGGACTGCTGGCACGAACGAATAACCTGTCGGCGATACTACCGCTGACAGAACGGAGAGGAACACTGTATCTGTACGCAAAATCAGCAATCGGCAAATATTCCGTGCCGGCAATACTGCAGTATAACAAGCCGGTACCGAAGAAACCCAATCCGCCTATGCTTACAAGTACAATCGGCGGTTTCGGACTGACAGCAGAATCAATCCCCGCGGATTGTGCCGGCATGAACATCTACATCAACGGCACGGACGGGCAGAAGACAATCAAGACAGGAAACAACAGCTACAGTCACACTTGCGGGGCGGGTATCTACGATGTTTCCGTTGCTTATTATGACCTGTTCGGCGAGGGCGAGAAGTCGGGAGAAAGCCGTGTTATTGTCAAAATCTCAATTAGTAAAGATATGCTTGAAGACGAAGCTGTCAGTCTTGCGAAAGTAGACACGTTAGTTAAGCAGAAGCTCGAGGCGGGCGCAATCGCAAAGCAAGACGTAACGACGATTGTCTCAAATCTCGGTAATTTAATGCTTGCGAAATCGAACTACAGCGCCATCGCGCAAATGACGGACGCGATAAATCTGCGGGTACAGAAAGGCGATGTGATTAATCAGATTAACTTGTCACCGACAACAACAACGATAAACGGCAAATACCTGCACGTAACCGGACAGACCGTTTTTGACAATAATATCATTGTCTCAAGAATGCTTGCTGCAAAAGCGGTTACTGCTGATAAGCTGGCGGTTACATCGTTATCTGCAATCACAGCAAGAATCGGTAAACTGGAAACAGCGACAAGCGGAGCAAGAACGGTAATACAAGACAATCTGATTGAAATTTTTGATGAGAATAATTTCCGAGTTATAGCGTTAGGAGTGAATGTTTAATGGCTATCGGACTAAAAATTTTTCATCCGCAAAAAGGATTGATACTCAACATCACAGATTCACTGACCCGCATTCTCGGCAGTTTTACAGCCGACACACCGACAGGAAGCCGAACTATCGATATTCGAGATAATGACCGGCTGTTTGTGTTTTTCGTTCCGGAAACTACGGAATATACAACGCCAATGCAAATAACGACATCGGGAAATCAAATTAACTGGGTGTATCGTGGTGATTTTGACGGTAATCATAAGCAGAGGATATACTATGGCACTTATTAACTTTTTAGAAATTTACAACGCAGATCGGCACATCATCATTAACAATAAATATAAAAACTTGAGGTTACTAAAGGTAGATAAGCTGCCATCGCCGACAGGGGTAAGCGGAGACGGAAGCAACTGGAGATACTGGGAATATGAAATAAAGTTCAACTTGAATTATATTCCTGCAATCTATTGCGACAATTTTCAATATTACATTACCGCCGAAGTAAACGGCGGAAAGATGACCATTCAGGTGCATGCTCCAGCGTCCGTTTCGATGACGGCGGGACAGGTACACGACGCCGTTACATTGTATATATTTACCGAGGAGGCTGATTCTGATACATCGGGGGCGGGGTTATTCATCTGGAATCCGGAAACAAGAAAGCTTGTTTTTAATAGTAAAACCCCGTATCTCCGTGTTGTCGGAAGCCATATTAAATCAGAGATATCAACCAACGACGCAGCAGGACTGGCGGCTGTTATGCCAGAAACGACTTTTCCGTGTGCGAAAGTGGCGGCGATTATGTTCTCTATGCACGAATTTCAGAAAAGTACACCGCAGGTCGTAATTCATAGTTCATTAAAACTAAACTGGTTGAGTTCAAACCGTATAAAAGCACACTGGTTAGCCGATGGTGCAATTTTCAATCCCGGTGGCGATATACACATACCGGGCGGAGTATTCAGAGCGACTTGTATCTTGTTTGTTAATGTAACAGGTTATTAGGGAAAAGGAGAGAAAAATCATGAAAAGAAACTACATTGTAAACGGTAAAGTGTCGTATCCGCAAAACGACGGAGTTTTAACGACGTTCAGCTTTCACAACCATGAGACTGGAGAAATGCTGACGATACAGACAAATTCTCAAGAAGAGACCGACGAGCTTAACTACGGAGACACGGTCACGCTGGAGATTAAAAAAGCCGAGGTATCCGAATGAAACCGCAGACATTTCAGCACCCGGAAATAAGAGATGAGAATGACAATATTATTAAGCCGGGGGCTTTCGGGAAAAACACGCCGTTTTGCACGAAGGGGAATGACGGCATTTTCGACTATATTGCGAATGATCTGGAGTATCTATATGAAAACGGGGGCGGCGGCGGTAGCGAAGCAGGTCCGAAAGGTGACCCGGGTCCTAAAGGTGCCGACGGGAAGAACGGACAAGACGGGACAGCGGCAACGATAAAAGTCGGAACCGTAACAACAACAGCGCCGGGAACAAATGCTAAGGTCACAAATACCGGGACAGTCAACGCGGCGGTGTTTAACTTCTCAATCCCGAAAGGCGAGAAGGGAGAAAAAGGAAATACGGGGATACAAGGTCCACCGGGACCCGCAGCAGATCTATCGCAGTATGTGAAGAAGACAGAAATTTTTGACGGAAATATGATTAAATTGCCGAACGGAGCAAAAATAGGAGTGGAATAATGGACAAGCTTAAAATCATCAGACCGAATGGCGAAGAAGAAATCGCAGAATTGACGACTGATAAATCATTGGTCGGAAAAAATTATCTAAAACTCGATATCGGCGGCGTGCCGCATTACGCAAAAGTCGGAGATGTTGTTGACACGCACATGTACACATTTAGCGGCGTTGACGGTAAAAAATATTATGTGCAGAAGGAAATTGCAGCAGAAGCGCTTGCAGGCAGCGTTGAAGTTAAAGGAAATTCAGAATTTATTGTACCAGAAAGAGTTACAGTCATTGAAATAACAGCCGGTTCCGAAATGAAACCCGAAGTGAAATATGTCAAAGTAACGCCCGGATCAACTCTTAGTATTGAGTTTTTTCATATGCATCCGTGGGATTACGGGTGGTTTATAGAAAGTGAAAGCGATAAATTTTATGGAACACAGTTTTTAATGACAGATAGTATTACAATCAGATGGTCGAGTGAGATAAACGAGCATGAAACGGAAGCGGATTTAACAACATAACAGGAGGCCGAAAATGACATTTTTTCAAAATCTCAAAAGAAAAATACAGAAATATAATAAACCGCCGGTATGGTGGGGTGGATTTGTCACCTGTGTTTTTGTCTTGGATATTATAGACTTTGCAGAATACTTCTGCCGGACAAGTCTCAATCTCTTAGACAAATGGGAATCAAAGACAGTCGTAAGTTTTGTATTGATGTACATCTTGTCATTTATTAACAGTGCATACGGCGTAGTGCTCAATGCGTACTTCTGGCTGATTATCATTGATATCAGTACACGCTGGCTGGCTATCGGGTATCAGTATCTTGTAGATAAAGGCATGGATCCGAACTACTTAACGACACGTGAGAAGCTATACGGCATTGTTCTCGCGTTCAGCGCAAAACGGCTAAAATCTAAAATCATGCTTTGGGGGTTTCTGACAAAGTTTATTCTCTTCACAATTCTCATTCTTACAGCTTCGCAGATTGATACGGTTCTGTCGGCAATAGAGATACCGCTTTCTTGGCCGGTGCTTAAATTTATGTTCGGATATATTTGTTACAACGAGATACTGTCGATTTGTGAGAACTTGAGAGATGCAGGAAATCATCATATAGACAAGCTAATCACGTTACTTGATAATAATATTTTTGCAAAACTCAAGAAATAACCGCTATTTAGCGGTTATTTTAGATAGGAGGTACTTATGACGATAGAAGAATTCAAGCAGGAACTCAAAGATAAACGAGATTATTTTTATCAGTTTCCATGGCCGGCTACTACTTATGGGCACTGGTCGGCTGGACAGTATTTTACGACGTTTAGAGATTATCATTTTAACGTTGATGGAGACGGAGAGATCATCTACACAAGACCGCTCGATGAAGTACCGCGAGCAACTTGGCACAGAAACACGGGCAGCATCGCAATCGCTTTGTGCTGCTGCTACAATGCACGCCCGAATGACTTAGGTGACTATCCGCCGACGGAAGCACAAATTGAAACACTGGCGAAGATGTTCGCGGTTATAGCTGAGGTTTTCGATAACCCAATCGACCGGGAGCATTTCATGACACACGGAGAAGCTGCTAATGACGACGGCTACGGACTGTACAGCGGAGAGCCTGACTGTCGCTGGGATTTAGAGCAGCTGTGCAACGAGGACGAGGTCGGCACCGGTGGAGATATTCTCCGTGGAAAAGCGCAGTGGTATTTAGAGAACGGAGTGTAAAATGTATGAGAAGAAAAAAATTATCGCTGTTGCTTGCGCTGTCGTTGCTGTTGTCGCCCTGCTCGTATATCTCATATTCAGCGGCATCTCCGGCGGCAACGGAAACGGTGACGATGCAAAGGACGCACTACGAGAGATTAAAAACTATAGCGAACAATCAGCAAATGCGGTTAAACGAGCTGGAGATCAAGTTAAACAAGCTGGAGAACAACTCGACAGAAGCATCGAAAGAGTTGACCGTGCTGCAGAATCAGCTAACAGAGTGCAAGAAAGAATTGACGAGAACGCAGAAACAATTGCAGAATGCAGAAGTCTCATTGCAGACAGCAGAAGAGAACTTGATGAAGCTGCAGAACTCTTTAGACAGATTGACGAAGAGAATAGATGAATTAACGCACGACTTGAGGCTTGCTAAGCGGCAAAGAAATCTGTGGTCATATATCGCAGGAGCTGTAGCTGGAGGCTGGTTGATAGACAGATTAAGTAATTGATGGGGCGGGAAACCGCCCTCTTTTTTTATTGCATAAATTAATTTATTGTGCTATGATTTAGGCGTCAGAGGGAAACCTCTGTGGGTTTAAATAATCTGAAAAAGGAAAAGGAGCAGGGAGAAATCCTTGCTCTTTTTCTGTTACAAGGTATAAAAAATAATTATAGCAAAAACTTGAAAAAGGTGTTGACAAGTCAAGATGAATAAGATATACTATAATCAAGAAAAGGGGAAAACCCCACAGATTACTTAAACCCACAGGAGGAAAACAAAATGAAGTACGAAGTAACAATGAGCTGCGGACACACGGAAACGATTCAACTGTTCGGAAAAACAGCGGACAGAGAAAGAAGAATTGAATGGCTTGAAAGATACGGGCTCTGCGAAGAATGCAAGAAAGAACAAGCTGCAAAAGAAATAAAAAAAGCAGAAGAAGCAGGACTTCCGGAATTGGAAGGATCCGAAAAGCAGATCGCCTGGGCAGCAAAATCAGAAACGGATTCATGCCGAAAGCAAAAGAGGCCTTAGAAAGAAACAGCAAAGCACCTTTCGCCAAAGAATGGTACGATTGGTTTTTTAGCCAGACAAAAGCTTCATATTGGATTGATATCAGAGATGATACTATCCGAGAAATTGTAAAGAACTGGTACGAAAACGTCTATACCAAAAAGGAGGCATAAAAAAATGAAAATTGCAATTACGGACAGAAATAACGAAATTAAGGATCTCAATTACCGAAAAAACGGAATTGATTATACCGAAGACTTGGTAGGATTTGGACCGATGCCGGCGTACAATGATGAGGTTGACGCCTATGAAATGAGGAAAGATGAGTATAACTGGTGGAAAAACCTCATTGCAATGCAGGAACGCTGTGATGAAATGGAAGAAGAAATTGATGATCAAGACGCCATTGAAGATATGAAAGAACAGTGTGGAAATACCGGTCTTGAAGACAGCATAAGACAGTATAAGTATCTGCTTGAAGAATATATTGAGAGCAGAAAGGAGAATGAGGATGAAAGAAAATAAAACGGGCTGGGGCGGGCGCCGT